GCAATCGTTCGAGGGGTAGCAAATTACGCGCTACCATGGGGAAGCAGAAAGCATACCTCATTCAACCGCAGGCACAAATGTCTGCAGGTTCGGCATATTCTATGCCAGACGCCAGAATGCGCATTGACCCTATCAGAAACGGAGTTCGTGTCATCAACCGGGAGATAATCCAAACCATCAACCGGACCGCAACAACAGGTAATGTTGCTGTGGGAACCGATTCGATAGCCTTCATGTTTGTCAACAGCGCAACACCCGTTCCGTCCCCTGGGGCAGGAAACATCGGATCCAATAAGTGGATCGGGCAGTATGCCACTCTGTACGATAAGTTCAGAGTGAAGAAACTGCTCTTCGAGTTCAAACCCTCACAGCCAGTAACAGCAATTGGTCAAGTGGGAATGTACTTCGATGCTGACACAAGTCCAGTGGCACCAACAACCTTTGATCAAATCTCAGGTAATGTTTATGCCCAGTCAGCACATGTTTCCCAATCCCAGACGCTTGTGGTCCGACCAAATCAACTTAATCGGTTACCACAGTATGTGACGAGCGCGTCATCAACAGAATCCGGTGCAGCTAGAGTTGGAGTGATTCAATTCGTGAACACTCCAGTAGCAACGACCACTTCAATCACAGGTCCAGTAAGCTTGGGGGTATTGTGGATGGAATATGAGGTAGAATTCCTCAATCCATCCGCACCAACAAGCGCATCACCAGCAACTTTGACCAGTTCACAATCAACTAAACTGGCTAAGGATGTCAGCGCTGAACTTCGCACCGCATATGATGGATGGATTGCCCAGATGGATATCAACTTACCAACTGGCACGATCGACAAACTCAATTCCACCATCACTCAACACACCATTGACACGGTTTTAACAAAACTGCGTCATGTTGAGCTGTAAGCTTTCACCCACACTCATCATCATTCACCTGTATGGCTTCCGCAAATCCATACAGTATCTACTACTTGTAAGATGCGTTTAAGTAAGATCAGCTAGAGAAAATACCTTCGGGGGGCGCTCTAGTGATTTTAAC